ATTTATAGGAGAATCATGTCTGATTTCATTAAGACTCAGATGGATGCCCGCAACAACCTAATCGCACAGGCAAGAGAAGTTCTTGACTTTGCACAGGGTGAGAAGCGTGGACTATCCGCTGAAGAAAACACCAAGATTGCTCGTATCGAAGCTGACATTGACTCAGCCGATGCAACAATCGAAACAGCTCGCAAGCTAGCAGACCGCGAAGCTCGCGCATCTGAGGCAGCAGCTTCATTCGCACCATCAGCTCCATCAGCTCAGAACACTGACGCTGACATTCTTCGCTCAATCGCCACTGGCGAAATGCGCGGATACGACTTCGCCCGCGAGGTTCGTACTCTAGTTCCATCATCTAACACTGTTGGTCAGTCTTTCTATGACCAGGTATTCGAGATTGCACAGCTAGTTGGCCCAATGCTAACTGTTTCTGAAATCTTCAACACCACCTCTGGTGAGAACCTAGTAATCCCAACTGTTACCGCAACTTCAACCTCTGGTTCTGTTGCAGCAGCAGGAACTATCTCAGAGTCCAACCCGACATTCTCATCCATCACTCTTGGTGCTGAGAAGTACGGCGCTCTAGTACAGGTAGCTCAGGAACTTGTTTCTGACGCAGGATTCAACATCACCAGCTACATCGCACAACAGCTAGGAACCTCTCTAGGTCTTCAGGCTAACTCCGTTCTAACCACAAAGCTATCCGCAGCCGCAGGCTCAGTAGTAACTGGTGGAACTGGTGTTTCTGGAGCCGCTTCATACGAGAACCTAATTGACCTTGTTTACGGAATCGCCGATGGCGCTCGCGTACTTCCAGGTCTAGGTTTCCAGATGAGCAAGACTGGTATCGCAGCAGCTCGCAAGCTGAAGGATGGTGCAGGAAACTACATCTGGACCAACTCAGCAGTTCCTGGACAGCCAGCAACCTTGCTTGGCTACCCAGTGTACGAGAACCCAAATGTCGCAGCAGTAGGAACAGCAGCTAAGTCTGTATTGTTCGGACACCTACCAAGCTTCAAGGTTCGCGTTGCAGGTGGAATCCGTGTTGACCAGTCAACCGACTTCGCTTTCAACACTGACACTGTTACATACCGCGGTCTAATCCGTCTTGACGGTGGACTAACCCACGCTACCCACATCGGGTACTTCAAGGGTGGAGCTAGCTAAACCCTAGCCCCCAGTAAAAAGCTGGCGGGGGTCACAGAGCGTAGGACTGTGGCCCCTGCCTTTTTTTGCTATTATCTTTGTATGCCTACTAATAAAGAGAAACTAACTGGAGCTGTAAGCGTCTGGTCTAATAGCTACAACGCACCAACTGGATACGGACAGCAAGTAACAATGCTTGTTGACCGACTAAAGCGTTCGGGCCTTGATGTCGCCATGTTGTCTAACTATGGCCTTGAGGGAATCCCTAGTTCAATTCAAACCCCTTATGGCAAAGTGCCACATTACCCAAGAGGTTTAGACCAATACTCAAACGACTCTGGACCACTAGACCACAAGCTATTTATTGGCGAACACAAAAAGCCAAACTTATTTATTAGCCTTTACGATGTCTGGGTAATGAAGTCAAAACAGTATGACGACTTTCCAGTCGCAGCTTGGACACCACTTGACCATGTGACTCTGCCACCAGGAGTAGAGAAGTTTCTAAAAAAGGAAAATGTCACTCCAATCGCAATGTCACCGCATGGAGTTAGACAGCTAACAGCTAAAGGCATTGAGTGTGAGTATGTGCCACACGCAATAGACACCAAGACCTATAAGCCAACTTACAAAATAGGCAACCACCTAATCAATGAATACATGGGTATCCAACCCGAAACTTTTATTGTCGGTGTTGTTGCGGCTAACAAAGCATCGGGTCTGGTGCATCGCAAGGCATACGGCGAGCTAATTCTTGCCTTCAGCATCTTTGCCAAAGACAAGCCTGACTCAGTTCTTTACCTACACACTGATTCATTCGGTCAGTCTGGTGGTTGGAATCTACTAAACATCTTGGCCTCACTAGGAGTGAAGAAAGAACAAGTAATCTTTCCAAACCCACAAGACTACCGATTCGGTTTGGCACAGTCAGACCTTGCTGCACTTTATACAAGGATGGATGTTCTGCTAGCGCCTAGCCTTGGCGAAGGCTTTGGGGTTCCATCAGTCGAGGCTCAAGCTTGTGGCACGAGAGTAATCGGTTCTAACTGGGCAGCAACACCTGACCTAGTAAGCGAAGACTCATGGCTGACCGATGGACAGCTAACTTGGGATGCTGGGCAAGATGCTTGGTGGATGACACCAAATGTATCTAGCTTGGTCAATGCGCTTGAAGAAGCTTACAAAGCTGAGCGTGGTCCATCACAGGTAGCCATAGACTTCGCTAGCCAGTTTGAGGTCGAGAAGGTATGGACAGAGAGCTGGCTTCCAATCTTGACAAAGCTACTAAAATAGTCTTAGACTGACTTTGCACCAAGTCGAGCTGCTACTAGGGAAGCCCAGCCGCTTGGAGTAAGTCGGTAAGAGTAGAAAGGCCGACAACACATGATTCCTGTATTAGCTTTCCCAACTTACGCTAGACACGATTTAGCGCAGAGAATGATTGACTCGATTGACTTTCCAGTCGAGCATCTTGTAATTGTTGACAATTCTGGCAAGCGAGTCTTTGAGCCAGTCAAGCCTGACATTGTAAAAAACATGTGGCTTATACAAGTTCCTTTCGGTTTAGGTCCTACTGCTGCCATGAACTTGGTTGTCAAGTCAACACCTCACGCTAAGTATTGGATTATGGCTAGTGAGGACACCTATTGTCCGCCTGGAAGCCTAGAAAAGATACACAATGAGGTAGATACTGAAGCTCTTAACTTTGTAGATGCTGTGCCTGATTGGTGCTTTATTGCGCTTGGTGAGGGTGTAGTGCTAAAGGCTGGTCTAGCAAGCGAGCTGTTTCATCCTCTTTATTTTGAGGACAATGACTATGAGAGGCAGATTGACGCTCTCGGTATTCCAAAAAAGCGTATTCATGCGACTATTCACCATGACAACAGCTCTACGATTGGCGCTGGATTCGGTCCCAAAAACGCTTACACTTTCTCTATAAATCAAAGGCTTTACGAAAAGAGAATAGCTGAGAACAACATGAATAGCGGTGAGTGGTCGCTAAAGATAAGGCGAGAGAACTCTTGGGACTAGCCTTATTAGTATCCTTTTGATTCAGTAGAATAGAGAACATTATGGCAATCACAAACGGCTACGCCACACTTGCAGAAGTCAAAAATTCACTTCGCATTACAGACAATCTCGATGACACACTCATAGAGGTTGCTATTGAGTCTGCTTCTCGGATGATTGACGGCTACACAGCCCGCACCTTTTACAATGCTGGAACAGCTACTAGAAACTTTGCTGCTACCGATGCCCTAAACCTTATTATTGACGATGCCATTTCAATTTCGGTTGTATCCTCTACCGATGAAGTTGGAGATACTTATGTAGTTTGGGGCGCTAACGATTTTCAGTTAGAGCCTCTAAACAGCCGCTCTGACGGACTCTACATGCCATACACAGGCATTAGGGCTGTTGGTGATTACACTTGGCCTGTTGTTGACCAGCAAGCTCTTTGCCGTATCACAGGTGTTTGGGGCTTCTCTGCTGTTCCAATCGCTATCAAACAAGCAACAGTAATTCAGTCGTCAAGGCTTTTCAAGCGTCTTGACTCGCCTCTAGGTGTTGCTGGATTCGGTGACATGGGAGCAATCCGCGTTGGTCGCTACCTAGACCCAGATGTTGAACAACTGGCCATGCCATTTAGAATTATGAGAAACTTCGGCTAATGAGCATCAGTCAGATTAGGACTGCCCTAGCTACAAACCTTGCCACAATCTCAGGGCTTAGAACTGCCGCAGAAATCCCTGACCTACCTAACCCGCCTATCGCTGTTGTTAGCTTAGATTCGGTCAACTATGACCAAGCCTTTGCAAACGGCATGACTAGCTACACTTTTACCATTACTGTAATTGTCGGTAGGTCTGCTGAAAGAGAAGCTCAGCGCAAGCTTGACGGCTACATTTCAGCAGGGGCAAACAGTGTCAAAAATGCAGTAGAATCAGATAAGACTCTTGGTGGATATGCCTACGACTGCCGAGTCGTGTCAATGAACTCAGTTGGTTCAGTGACAATCAGTGATACAACATACCTGGCTGCTGACTTTACAGTCACAGTCATAGCAAACTAGGAGAAATAAATTGGCTAAATTTTACGCACAAGACTACAAGGTCACAGTTGGAACTGCTGT